TATAAAAGTATATTAAAACTACGTGTAGATTCAAGTAAACCGCAAAATAAATGTAACGAACTCGTGAATAATGGAAATATAAATGTAGATGAATGGGCAGAAATCATTCACCAAATAAAACCAAATCATTTAGAATCTCATTTCCGACCTCAAACCCATGGTTTAGAAGATTTTTTAAATTCGGACAGAGTAATATTATACGATATTCATAATTTAAGTCAAGTTCATACTTATTTAGAAAAAACCTTTCATATTTCATTACCGTGCGAAATCCACGATAGTTATGATTTAAAAAAAGAAGAACCTAGTGAGAAAACAAAACAACTCATAATAGATTATTATAAAAACGATTTCGAATTATTAAAATATTCCACAGATTTTTTCATGTAATTTTATTTTTATAATAGATTTAAAAATAAAATAATGTTTATTACTAGTCAATGAAACCAATTAAAAGTTATATTTGCGGATGTACTTACAATGTTGAACCATATTTAGAAAAAGTTTTAAAAAACATTCAACATTTATCCGAGATATTCGATGACTATTACATTATTTTTTCACATGATGATTCGGAAGACAATACGCTTACACTATTGGAAAATTTTATGATGGAACATCCTGGAAAAATGAAAATTGTTAAAGGAAACAAACAATTAGGAGATATTCGTACACAAAATATAGCAAATGCGAGAAACAAAATATTATACACAATAAAAGAATTGGGTTTCCAAGATTTTGACTACTTTATTATGATGGACATGGACGACGTAAATGCGGGAAAAATGAATTTACCGGTGATAAATACTTTTATAGACTCAGAACGTAATGAAGAACCATTGCCATGGGATTCGTTGTCATTTAATCGTGTGATTTATTATGATTTGTGGGCGCTCTCTATCGAACCGTACACTTTTAGTTGTAATCATTATAATAATGTACGAAAAGTAAAACATCTTATGGTTCAACGTGTAAAAGACGCAATGGGTCAATCGATTCTACAAGATCCTAATCATGGTCTTGTACCCTGTATTTCAGCGTTCAATGGATTTGCAATTTATCGCACGAAAAAGTTCATAAATATCAATTATGAATGGAACGTTCATAAAACCCTTACGATTTATCCTAAATATATCATCGACCAAATGTCTCGTGCGGTATGTGAACAACCAATAAATCGACATGATGATTGTGAACATCGTTATTTCCACATACGCGCTTCGCAATTAAGTAACGCGCGCATATGTATTTCTCCTATGTGTTTATTTCAATCCTAACATTATAATCCGTATTTGTATCTTCATTTACTAAATAAATAAAATAATATATGCAGAATACAACTGTTATAACTATTACTAATTCCATTAATAGTTATAATGTAAGTGTCTTTATTTACGTTGAAAAATTACTTTCTGTTCTTTCTTGTTTTCCCGTCAGATTTCTTAAATAACTTGAATGTTCCCTTCTTTGGTTTGAATCCTGCCTTTTCAAGACGTCTCATTTTCTTAGCAGTAGCGTGCTTCTTTCGGGAGACAATTCTTCCGCGTTTGTTCATCATAAGATGCTTCTTCTCTAAACCACCTGATGTATGCTTAGCACTTCCATGCATGACTTCTGCGCGAGTTCCCGTTGCTTTTACGTGTCTTGACATTATATATTAACAATAGAAATTATTCATATTGCTAAATATTGGTTTAGTTACGTTTCTTTTGAGTCGATTTTTTACGCCTGCCTTTTATTCTTCGTTTTGTCCCTTTTTTTACATATCCGAATTTTCCCTTTTTCGCAAAATAACCGTATTTTTCTAAACGCTTCTCTTTTTTTGATGTGTTGTATTTCACTTTAGATACAATGCGTCCATGTTTATTAACAACTAAATCATCTTTTGTCAATTCACCACTGGTTTTGTATGCTGTTCCATTCATGACTTGTTCCCTAGAACCAAAGAGTTCTTTATATTCAACATCTTTTATGGTATATGTTCCTTTGATTGGATCACGCACTGGACGTTTCATTTATATTATAACAATATATTATCATAATTTCATACAAAAATTGCGACCAATTAGTTTACCTCTTACATACACGTTTTGCATTTTCGTACAATTTGTTACGGTTTTATAGTTCATTACTTGTCCGGGACTTGATATTTGCACAATCTGACTATATCGTTGTCTACATGTTAATGGATTTTTAGTCGATTCTAATGACTTTATTGCTAAAGAACGTTGATCATTTGTTTGATATGAACGATTAAATTTAAACATAATTGGTGCCATTATATAGTTATTCTTATTTTAACAAATAATGAAAAAATAGGTTAAAATAAATATATATGTCTATGGTATTATGTTGTCCATCGGTATTAACGGTTTCGGACGAATAGGTAAGTGTGTATTTCTCCAACTCATTTATAATAATATGATGGATGTTAAAGTGATTAATGCTCCCGATTTTGATATTCAAAATATAGAATCTTATTTAAAGCGTGACAGTGTACATCAGTACAACAAAAATTTTCAGGTCTCTATTATTGATAATGATACATTTGAAATCAATGGTAAAACAATTCATATCTTGCGTAATCGCGACGCAAGTAAATTAGAATGGAGAAAATACGGTGTAAATCATATTATTGATGCAACCGGTGTGTATTTAACCGAAGAAAAGGCGTGTCAACATGATGTTGATTATATTGTTATGAGTGCTCCTGCTAAAGACGACAGTCCCCTTTTTGTATATGGTGCCAACGAACAGAATTACAAAGGTCAGAAAATTGTAAGTAATGCGTCATGTACAACCAATTGTATTACCCCCATTTTACGTCATTTAAGCGATAATTATGGAATTAATCAAGCCAACTTTACAACAATTCACGCTTCTACCGCAAGTCAAAAAGTAGTGGATACTGCCCATTCGAAAAGTCGCACAAATCGTTCTATTTTTAACAATATTATTCCGCATAGTACAGGTGCTTCTGCTTCTATTGCGAAAATTCTCCCTGAATTAGAAGGAAAAGTAGTAGGTACATCTGTTCGCGTTCCCGTGAATAGTGTATCACTTGTAGATTTGAATGTAGTGTTGGAAACAGAAACTAAAATAGAAACTATTTTAGAGTCTATGAAAAAAGATTCTTATCTGCAGGTGGTAAGAGAAAATATCGTAAGTTCGGATTTACTTTCGACAGAGTGTCCTTCTATTGTAGACGAAAAAGCGTCTATGGAATTAGGAAATAACCATTTTAAATTGATGATTTGGTATGACAATGAATGGTCTTACGCAAGTCAATTGATTAAATTGGTGAATGTCATATATCAACACAATAGTCATCCTCACTTTATCAACAACTTGAATTTTCAAGGTAAAGATGTGTTTTTACGTCTCGATTTGAATGTTCCTGTAAACAATGGTGAAATTACCAGCAATTTCCGTATTACTTCGGCACTTCCAACTATCCAACGCATTTTGAAAGATGAACCAAACCGTTTAATCATTGGATCTCATTTTGGTAGACCGAAAGGTAATGATGAACAATTTTCTCTGAAATTTTTAATTCTGGAACTAGAAAATTTATTAGGAAAACATGTTGGATTTTTAAATGAAGGACTACATGATACAACTTTACAACGTCTTAATAGTGATCCAGACCATAAAATATATTTAATGGAAAACTTGCGCTTCCATGAAGAGGAAACAAACTACAAAACGATGGATTTAACCAATAACATGGCATATAACACGATTCAACAATTGGGTACTATTTATATAAATGACGCATTTGGATGTATGCATCGTGATCATTTAAGTATTGCCGGTGTTCAAATGGCAGAAAAAGGATACGGTTATTTGATTGATAAAGAACTTACAGCACTTCAATCGATTACCAAAAACGAATCTTCCAAGAAGATTTTAGCCATCATTGGTGGCGGGAAAATGGACGATAAATTGGAATTACTGAAAAATCTTTCCAAAAAAGTAGATCATATTTATATTTGCGGCGGAAACATCAACTCTATTGTGAAAAATGATATGGCAGATTATTTACAAGAAATTTCTTCCAACAAATCTGAAATATCTTTAATGTGCGATGGTTTATGTGCCGAAAATTTAGAAGATGATCCTAAACACATTACTACCGATAAATTAAATAGTAATGAGTCCTTTTTTGATATTGGAATGAAATCACTGAATCAATTACATAAACTCATTAAACAACATGATATTGTCTTTTGGAATGGAACATTGGGGGTAGTAGAAGATGAAAAATACAAACAAGGATCTGAAATATTAGTTCATTTATTAAAACAAGAATTGAAACGATGTGATGATAAACAAGTCATTGTGGGTGGCGGTGATACAGGCGGATTTACAAATAATTACAAACACAATTTTACCCATATTTCAACAGGTGGTGGTGCTTCCATTGAATATATTTCATTTGATACATTACCTGGTTTAGAATATTTCAAGAAATAAAACATAGATATATTATATGTATTTGTACATAATATATGCTCTCATTGGCATACTTTCCGGAATATCCATGGGTATTATAGGCATTGGTGCAGGGGTTATTACACTACCATTATTGCTGGCTACAGGCATGAATATTAAAAAAGCGGTGGGTTGTATATTATTAATGCAACTTCTCCCACAAAGTTTAGCCGGTGTATTAATCTATCACAAAGACAAAAATATCGATTATACATCGTCATTAATTGTTATATTAGGATCCGTTATAGGAATCATAATTGGAGCATATATGGTGTCGTCAAATATGATAAGTGAAACTCTTACTTACAAATTATTAACGATCGTTTTGATTTTTACATCTATCGTATTTACTAAAAAATATTTACTTGGTTTATAATTGAATGAAACATCTGATTTCATTCGTTTACATAATTACAATGTTTACATGTAAAAAATCGTTCTCCGTAAGGACCACTTTCGCGCTCTGAAATCCAGTCGTGTTTTTTATTGTGATGAACACAATTTCGCGCAATATCGTATGTAGTTAATGCGAGTTTTTCTTGTAATTCTTCTAAATAGCGTTTTGTTTTGTAAATTTCTTGGTAAATTGTTTCGCGTTTTTTAACAAGTTCCTTATGACTGTGTTGGAATTCCTCCATACTTAATTATATAATTTGGATTTATATAATTATGAAAACTATTTTTCTAAAATACATTTGGAAAAGGTTTAAATATTATATTGAATTATAAACTATAATATGCAAATATTTGTGAAAACACTAACCGGAAAAACGATTACACTTGAGGTAGAAGCAAGTGATACGATTGATAATGTAAAACAGAAAATTCAAGACAAGGAGGGTATTCCACCTGACCAACAACGTCTGATTTTTGCCGGAAAACAATTGGAAGATGGACGCACATTAAATGATTATAATATTCAAAAAGAGTCGACCCTTCATTTGGTCTTGCGTTTAAGAGGAGGCATTTAGATGAAATGTTTATATCATAATATTATGTTATTGTTATATAAAGATGAATACTTTATACACCGGAAATCTAGTGAGAAAAGGACGAAATGTAATGGTTGAAATAAAAAAAATATATGACAATAAGAAAATAGATGAGAACTCTAAAATAAAACAAATAACTGACGTTCTTAGTAAAGAAAAGGATCTGTTTGTAAAAAAAGACTTTATGGAGAATGAATCATTATTAGATTATATTAATCAGTTTAATACAAGATGTCTTCCAATCAAAAACGAGAAAGTACTTCATGCGATTAGCAAAAAAATTTCATATTTACAAGAAAATCCTGATTTAGCAAAATTAATTGGCAAAATATTAAATGAAGAAGTAGCACAATCACTGCCTTTTAGTGCCGGAGATTGTCAAGACATTGGAACTCATTGTGATAAAGACACCTATAATCGTAACCAAGTTATATGTAATATGCAAAAAGGGTCGGATATTGAAAATGCTGAATTTAGTGAAAGATGTAAAATGGCAGAATCATGTAATAGACAAATTAGTGCACCTCCAGATGTAAATAACGAAGAATTGAATACAATTCCAGAACAAAATGATGAAGTAGCGAATACAATTCCAGAACCAAATTCACCTGAACTTTCTTCTCAAGATTTAAAGGAATTAAAACAATTTAGGGATTTTAAACAAAACTTGTGTACGCACGAATTAGAAAAATATAACCAACAAAAAAAAACGATAGAATCCATGGGCGATGCACAAAGAAAAACTATTACAGAATTAGACCAAACACGAAGAGAATTAGAGCAATTAAAAAATCCTCCTAAGAAACCCGGGGTTTTTAATAGAATATTCGGAAAAAAAGGAGGAACCTTAAAGAAACGTTCAACAAAACGTAAGCACAAATCGAAATCGTGTACCAAGAAAAAAAAAAAGAAACAAACAAAACGTAAAACTCGTTCCAAAAAATAATCTGTAGTGTCAATAAAAACTACACATTATTCTTTCATCATATAATCATGTTCAATTTCTAATAAACGATTGAATTTAGCAACGCGTTCACCACGACAAGGACTTCCTATTTTCAAATACTTCGCACCAATACCAATTGCTAAATCCACAATATACGCATGATTGGTTTCACCTGAACGATGAGAAACGATTACATTGTTTCCTTT